CCACAGCGGCTTCAGCTCCTCCGCGGCGCCCAGCCGCACCAGCCGCTCCCGCTGTTCCTCCTCCAGCACATCCCCATCAAATATCTCCCCCGGCGTCACCACGCCCGCAGGCAGCCTGATGTAGTGCCTGGCTACATACTTCATACGCATGCTCTCCTTTTCGTCTTTCTTGCCGCCCCCTTCATTCATGTTCGTACCGTATCGCCGCTCCATATATCAATCCGCAGCGGCGGCGTGTACGCCGCGAGGAGAAAACCCCGGCAGGCGAGCTTGCCCGCCGGACGGGGTTTTCATACCTCTATGGTTTTCTGGCCGTGTGCGCAGCACACAAGAAAACCAGAGGGGGAGCCCACGAGGGGGAGCTTGCTCCCCTTCGTGCTACGTCTTACAAGACGTTAGCAACCACCCACGCATCCACATTCGTGGGCATGATCGTCGGGCAGCTGGTCAGCCGGTTTTTCACGCTGTTGGTTTCCACACTGGCATAGCGCAGCGGCACCTCGGCCTTGATATACGTAGTGTGCTTGCCGTTCTGTCCCACGTCCTCCACCTGCGTCACCGGCCCGTGCGTGGCCTTCAGCATCTGCCTGCCGCCCGCGATCAGCGTGCCGCTGGGCAGGATGGATTTCACCGTGTTGTCGTCATCGGTAAACTTGCCGGAGAAGGAATACATATCCACCCCGTCCGAGTTGAAGCCGATGAAGCGCACGCCCTGGCCCTTGTACTTGGTGTTGATCGCGCCCATGTCCACGTTGCGCATGTCAAACTGCTTGATGTACGTGCTGTTGGCGATCATCGCGTCGGCCACGTCCGGCGCCATCACGATGATGTCCACATAGCCCAGCCCGTCATACACCAAGTCGAATATCTCGTGCATGTCGCTGTCGATCGTGGCGCTCGATGTGTCCCAGGCGTTGGTGGGCGTGAAGTTCTGCGTGAAGCCGAAGTCCGCCATCAGCGTGGTCTGCAGGTCGCGCCCCTCGTTGGTGTAACGGAACACGCTCAGCTTGCCCGTCAGCAGCACCTGGCGCGCCATCCACTCGCGGCGGCGCTGGATGGCCTGCCGCATGTCGGTCAGGTCGCGCGCCATCATCTGCTGCGCGCGCTGCTCCGGCGTCATGGCGCCCAGAATCTGCTCGCCAAAGGCGCGCCTCTGCAGGTCGGCCGGGGTCACGATGCGCTCCGGCGCCACATGGCAGAACTCAATCTCCCGGGTCTCGTAGCCCCGGCGGCCCATCAGCACGCCGCCGGTGCCGGGATGCACCACGGGCGCCATCTGGCGCTCGCCTTTTTTGTAGTCGAAGATGGCCTTGCTGTCCTCCACCGCCCCCATGTCCTGCACAAAGGTGTCGTACAGGAAGGTATACTCCCGGGGCATCAGCTCGATGGCCGCCAGCTGTGCTCTGGTGCTGTAGATATCAAACGGCATATTCTTTCACTCCTTTTTTCTTTGGAAATCATTGATTGCCCGCGGTTATGCAATCCGCAGGCCCGGCTCTGCCGGGTCGAGGAGAAAACCCAGGGAGGCGAGCTTGCCCGCCGGACGGGGTTTTCATACCGCTTGGGTTTTCTGTCCGTGCCGCCATGCGGCACAAGAAAACCCGGAGGGGGTGTCCACGCGGGGGAGTTTACTCCCCTGACGCCCAAATGGCATACAGCGTCAGGTCTTCCTCAGCTGTATAGCTGGCCGCAGCGTTATAGTCCGTGCCCGTGGCGTCGGACTTGGTGTTCCACTTGCTGAAGGATTTGCCCGTGGGTGCCGTAAACGTGTTGGAAGCGATGGTGTAGGTGCTGTCCACGTCGGTATACACCACCACATCGGCCCCCGTGCCGCCGTTGGCCTTGTAGGTGATGACAATCCGGTAGTTGTCAAACTCCGGCGCCGTGTCCACCATCTGGTCAAACACAATGCCCTGCTTCCTCAGCACCACGATGTGGGCCGCGGTCAGGTCGGCATCGGACGCCAGCTTCACCTTGCCGGCAATGAATCTCCCTGCGCGGTAGGCGCGGGCGTCCTCAGCGATCACCAGGTCGGCGCTGGTGTTCACGTCCTCGTCCAGTATGGCCAGGTAGTTGGCCGTTGCCACATTGGCGCTGGCCGCCGGGGCGTACATGCCGCTGCTCTTTCTGTACACCACGGTGCCGCGTTTCACCGTGCCGTTGCCCGGCTCCATCGGAATGGCGATGATGTCCGCCCCCTGCGGGTCAGCCAGCAGGTAAGCCGGGGTATTGGTGCCGATTGTTCTATACATTTCCTTATTCTCCTCCCTTTTTTAGTGAGTAGCTGGCAGTGGGTAGTGGGTAGCTTCTACGCACTACACACTGCGCACTGTTACTAATACATCGTCCCGTCGCTTCCGCCCCGGTACTGTTTCGCATAGTTCGCAACCGCCTGGGCGTTGGCCTGGATGGCCTGCTCGGTGGTCTGCGCGCCGTCGGTGTCCTCGCTGGCGCCGCCGGGCACCTGGGCCGCCGGCGCGGTTTCCTCCTGCCTGCTTGCCAGGAATTGCGCGCCCTTCTCCCGCTGGGCTTTCACAATCTGCTTATGGAAGTCCATCGCGCTGGTGCCGCTCATCTTGGCCTGTTTGGCCAATTCCTCGTACCCTGGCAGGGTGATGTCGTCGATGTCCTGGATGCGCTGCCGTTCCTGTTCGCTGCCGGCGCTCATCAGGCTTTGAAACAGCGCGGGGTTTTGCGCCTGCAGCTCCTCCATTGTCAGGTTGGTAATGTCCATGTGTTCTGTTTCCTCCTCGCTGTTAAATGTATGTTCAGCCGGTTCACCGGCGGCAACTGCCGGCTCATCGGTTCTGACCTTTTCTTTGACCGCTACTTCCTGTGGCGTGCAGCGGTACATCTGCCGCATGGCGCCCATCATGTCGGGCGTCACGCAGGCAGCGACGGGCTCGGCTGCCAGCACTTCGTGCGCAAAGCCTGCGTCCACCGCCTCCTGGGCGGTAAACCAGGTTTCCTCGTCCATCCATCCCCTGATGGTGTCCTCATCCTGCCCGCAGGCCTTGCTGTAGATGGCCCGGAAGTCCCCCTCCATCTTGCGCAGCGTGACCACCGTGCGCTCCATTTCCTCTGCGTTCCCAAAGGCGATGGACCACGGGTTGTGCACCATGAAATAGCTGCCCTCGGCGATGATCACCTTGGCGCCCGGCAGGCAGCACAGCAGCGTGGCCGCGCTGGCGCACAGCCCCTCCACATGCGCCTCTATCTCTGGGAAGCCGGCGTTCAGCAGCATCGCCCGCATGGCCACGGCTTCGGTCGCCGTGCCGCCCGCGCTGTTGATGCGCAGCACCAGCTTTTTTGCGCCCTTCACTTCCTTCAGCGCCTTGTCGAAGTCAAGGGCGCTTATCTCGCTGTCGTCCCACTTCCAGCCCGGGCTCACGATCTCGCTGTAGATCATGATCTCGGCTTCGTCCTCTGCGCTCATGCGCACGTCATGGCGCAGCCGCAGCATCTGTCTGTCCATCGTTTCCCTCCTCTATCTCCCGTTCCATCAGTGCCGCCATCTCCTTCTTGCGCTGCCGGATGTTGGCGTTCCAATCGTTGCCGTTGTACTCGCTGGCCTCCTGCTCCTGCGTTGAGATGTTCAGGTTGATGCGCTCGGCCGCCGCCTTGACTTCCTTCAGCGGGTCCACATGGCCCATGCTGGCGCCCATCCACAGGCACCCGCACCAGGCCTGGCGGATGGCAGGGTCGTCGAAAAACCCCGGCGCCTCGACGCGGCCGATGGCCACCGCCTCCGATAGCCACTGCTCGTACACCGGCTGGTTGAACTTGTTGTTGAAGGCCGTCCGGTGCACCCGCACCACACGCCAGAAGTCCAGCAGCGCGCCGCGCGCGGCCGTGTAGTTGCTCTCATACTTCTTGATCAGCACTTCCTTGGGGATTTCCATGCTGCTGCCGATGATGGTCTCCAGCGTGCTGACAAAGCTCTCAAAGGCGCTGTTGGCGCGGATCGGGTTGAACTCCTTCAGCCGCTTCCCCGGCGGCAGGTCGTAGATGGCGCCCGGAGCCAGCTCCAGCCGCAGCTCGTCGTCGGTGACCTTCTCGTCCTCGTTGACGGCGTCCTCCATGCCGGCCATGCCGTCGTCCTCATCGCTCTCCAGGAAGGCCGCCAGCATGGCGCTCACCACGTTGGCTGCCAGCTCGCTGTTGATGTATCGGTCCAGCTGCTTGATCTGTTCGATCTGCGCCGCCACAAAGGGCACGCCGCGCCGCTGCTCGGGCCGCTCCCGGTGCGTGATGTGCAATATGTTCGGGTATCCCGTGTCCTTGCCCACCGCGTCGATGGCCGTCCACTTCATCTCGCCCATGCTGCCGCTCAGCGGGTGCCGGTCGGCGATGTGGTAGCGCACCACCGCGCCCTCTTTGTCGATCTCCACGCCGTCCACAATGCGCCCGCCACCCGTCAACGCCTTGCTCTCGCTCTCGCCGCGCATGCTGTCCGGCGTGCAGACGCGGTCGGCTTCCAGGATGCGCAGCGTGGTCTGGTAGGGCGTGCGCCGGTTCTCTTTCATCCCGAACAGCGCGAACACGTCCCCGCTCATCAGCTGGCTCCTGAACGCCAACTGCTGCAACGCGTAGAAGTCCTCCTGCCGCTCGGCGTCGCACATGGGGCTCTCGGCCCATATCCTGAACTCCCGCAGCGTGTTGCGCTCCCACTCGGCGGCCGCCTCGTCGCTCATGCCCAGCGCCGCGCCATCGATCTTGGGCTTGGGCTGGATGCCCCACCCCACCACGTTGGTGGTCAGCGTCGCCGGCCCGCTGCGCGCCAGCCCGCCGCCGGCGTACAGGTCACGCGCCCGCCTTCTCAGCAGCGCGCCGTGCAGGTCCACGTCCTCCGTGGCGCTGCCGCCGCCCACAATCCAGCCCACCATGCTGTTCAGCGTCCGGCTGGCGCCGTGGTTGCCGTAGCCGGTGGACGCCTGCGGCCCCCGCTGTTTCACGGGCCCGGCCCGCTGCCCGTCCCGCTCCAGCCGCCGCTGGTACGCCTTGTTCCCGCGCTCCGGCGCCAATAAAAAAAGCGCCCGCTCGCGCCATGTCGGTTTGTCCGTTTTCACATCGTCTGCCCTCCCGCTCCCGCCATCGGTCGCATCGTCAGTGAATAAAAAATCCTATCAGGTTCAGCAGATAGCGCTCGCCCACTATTCGCCTTTTTCCCCCTGATACCCGAACTGCATCAGGCTGGGCAGCCTGTCCATGGTGTACATCGTTTCACCTCCTCGCTTTATAAATCCCTCGGCACCACGCGGATCACGCGCTTCGTCCGCACCGCCCCGCTCAGCGCGTCGATCACGTTGCTGAAATAGTTAATCCTGGCCGCGATATGCGGCAGGTCGATGGCCGTAAATTCGCGCGTGCCGACGCGGTATTCCTTGGCCTGCCCGCTGGCCAGCGCCTTTTCGCACTCTTTCCACAGCGCCAGCATTTCCCTGGCCTGCTCAATGGTATACGCCGTCGTGATCGCCATGCTTGCCTCCTTGTCAGTGGGTAGTGGGTAGTGAGCAGTACCCGCTTCTACACGCTACACACTACTCACTACTCACTACACACTAAATGCTAATGCCCGGAGAAATCACCAATTTCTTTTTCTTCTTCTCCGCCTGCGCCCGCGTGATGGGCTGCGCTTCGCCCTGGCCGCTCAGCACCTGCTCCTGCCTGTCGAAGTTCCAGTTGAAATACTTATAGGCCGCCCTGGCGTAGTTCCGGCAGTCCAGCGGCTCGTTGCGCTCGTAAATCTTCTCCCAGCTCAGCACGTTGCGCCCGCCCCGGCGGATGATCCGCAGCTTCTCGCTGATCAGCCCCCGGAAATATTCCAGGTCATACCCGCTGTGCTGCTCGACGGGGAAGTGCATGTACCGCGGCCCCGGCGTCTCGATGCCGGTGGCGTACAGCACGGCCTCCTTGCCGCTGTCCACCCCGATGATGAATTTCACGCCCTCCCGGCTCCTGGCGCTCGACTTCATCAGCCGCACATAGGGCTTGCCCTCGCCGCTCTCGCCCTTCACGGGCCATATGCGCCGGCTGGCGCGCTGCTCGCAGGCCTTGTACACGGCGTCGGTAAAGTGGCCGCCGCTGTCCACAAAGGTGGCCAATATGCGCATGGCCATGCCGTTGGCCATCTTCCATTCCCGGTCCAGCAGCGCATCTACTTCCTTCCACACGCCCGGGCTGTCCGGCCGTCCCGGGATGATGCCCCGATCGATGCCCCAGCTTTCCTCGTGCCGGTTCCAGCCCACCACCTCGTATTCCAGGCGGTTGTCCTGCGTGTCGATGCCGCAGGTCAATACCAATACGCCGGTGGGCACCTCGGCGTTGTAGTGCTCCCGCCGCTGGTGCAACTTCTCCGGCTTGCCGCTGCGGTCCCGCATCTCCCAGCTCTGCGCCAGCGTCGTGTTATAGAACAGTTTCAGCCGCTCCGGGTCATCCTTCGCGTTCAGAAA